GAAGCCCTCGAGCTTCTTATCGCTGATCGCCGCTGAGCGGGCCAGCTTCGCCGCATCAGACGTCTTGTCGGTGATCGCAGTTACCATCAGGCGTTCGCGGTGTGCTTCGTGACCTCATCGGCAGGAGGACTCTCCTCCCGGTCGCCCTCGGCAATACCGGGGTCCTGCGTCTCAAGGGCGGGCTCCATGTCGATGTCCTGATCTGAATCCGCTTCCCCGGGAGCATCTTCGACGACTTCCGCCGCTTCTGCGGTCTCGGCATCGCCCTGAGGCTCTGCCACCTCGGCTGGCTTCGATGCGGCCAGTTCCGCTCGGCGGGCGTTGAGCTTGCCGACCATGCCGTTGGCGATGTCGCGCGACTGCTGATCGCGCATGGGGATTGCCCCGGTCTTGAGCGATGTCGTCAACTGGTCGATGCACGCCTGCACCTGCTCGACGTCCATCGTGGGAAGCATCTTCTCCATCTGCGGGATCGTGAGTTTTGCCTGCTCAGCCATCGTCGTTCTCTCCTGTCTGAACCGCTTCTTTGACTGGAACCGTGTGCGGCTGCTTGAGCCAGCACGCCATACGAACCACTACGCCTTCACCCTTGACGACTATGTGCCACTCAACGGCTCGAAGCTCCCGAATCTGGAAGACGGTCAAGCCGTGGTTGCAGAAGAACGTCAAGAGGTCCATCACCGCCCTGGTCACCGCCATGTCGGGCGTAGAACCGAAGCCCTGAACCAAGACGCGATCAAATGTCTTGCTCGGGCCTACCATTGCCTCTCCCTCTCTCGAACCCTCTGTCTCTCGCGCGCACGGTACGCATAGGAAGTCGGATCGGGCTCCTTCGCCACGGGCTTCTTGAACAGCGGCGAGTCGATGCACGCGCGGTATGCCAGCGCACAGGCGACGACGTAATCGCCATGCCGCTTGCGAATCTCCATCGGCGCGCTGCTGAGGCTCGCCAGCGTGATTCGCCCGAGATCGTCGTAGAGATATTGCTGATGCTGATCCAGACAGCGAACGGAACGCAGGATCGTCTCGGCGTGCTGAATCGCGTCGATCCACTTGCCGAACAGGTTCTCGTCGCTCGATTCCCCCCCGCCCCATCCGAGTCGGTTGACCGGCGTCTCCGCCACCGTGAGCTGCTTCTTGGACCGCCAGATGTAGCTGTAGCCCGCGTCAACCATCGCCCGCAGCGTGGTGACGCCGTGGAGCTTGTTAACCGGGCAGATGAGGGCGTTGTTGAAGTACTTCGCAACCTTGACGGCCAGCCGTCCGAGTTCAGCCGGTTGAATGGTGTTCGATCCGAACTCCGCGGCCTGCTCGCGCCCCGCGACGGCGAAGACCTCGATCGTGCTGTCCGACTCCCCTACGCCCGCACCGATGTCCATCCCGATGGCGAAGGACCGCTCAATGGTCTCGATCTCGCCTGGAAGGCTCACGGGCTGATCCCTGGGGTCGATGAATACCAGGACCGGCCCGTCGTCCATCCGGACCAGCTCGTCGTTCTCATCGAGGCCCATGCGGTAGAGCGGCTCTCCCAGGTGCGTCCGCTGGACGGCGAGCCATTCGTTCTCGAAGACCGGACGGCCGCTCTGTGCGGTCCAGTCCAGCTCCATCTCCTTCTGCCACTTCCAGGACGCCTTCCACGAACCGTCGTGTTCAGTAGTGCATCCATGCCGTCTGCGCTCGCGGGCGAGGACCTCCGGCGTGAACGCCTCGGGATCGGCGGAGTAGTGGAGGTTGACTACCACGATGTCCCGGCGGGTCGGTCGTGCCGTCACGCCCGGCATTATCACCCTCGGCCTGTCGATCCTGGTCCCGCTCATTGTCCGGGGTCCGGTAGATCCTTGGCGATCCGCATGGAGCATCCGCCGTCCTTGAGGTCGGGCGTCGTGATCCCGAGCCACCAGCCGTGCCTGATCGACGCGACGGACGCCACGAGTGCATCCTCGAACTCGTCCTGAAAGGCGGTCTCGTCCGTTACCATCCCCGAGACCGTGTGACTGCGTATCTTGTCGCCCCCCTGAGCGATGGGTGTGATGGATGAGTTCCGCCTGGGAAACGTGATCTCCTCGGAGAGGATCTCGATGTCGCCGTCCTGCAACACCCAGTCGCGGTACGGAATGTGGTTGAGTATGAACTTCGTGCGTCCGAGCAGTCCGTCGCCCGTGAACTCGTTGCCCACCACGTCGATCAATCGCTTGGACTGCTGATAGATCAATCGTCCCTGATGGAACAGCGGATCCCACGCCGAGAGCATCGCCGCCCACCAGGTCACAACCATCTGTCTCGACTTGGGCACGAACATCATGCGGTTGCCCTGCCAGATCCGCGTCAAAGCGATGATGTGAGGCTTGTGCGCGGGAAAGGGCTTGACCGGGTGCTCCTCGTCGTGCTGATCCAGCGTGAAGACAAACCAGCGCGCAAAGTACAAGGGATCCCGCCGTGCGAGTTCCCATCGCGCCTGTACTATTTCGCGCTCGCTCATTCACTGTCCGTCTCGTTCAGAAAGCCGTCGTCAACCCCCGCCGCGTGCGCCCTGCGTCTCAGCTCCTCGTCGCTCAGGTTCGAGGGGTCCAGCCCGCCGATGCTCCCGCTGTGCTGGTGCTTCTCGGTTACCATGCCTATCACGCGAGCCAGTTCCTTCAACGCGTCGATGCGGCTGTAGGTCCTCAGCGTCCTTTCCCCGGTCTTCGGGTTGAGCTTGACTTGGTGGACCAGGGAGGTGTTCAGTCCCCTCTCACGCAATTGCTCAAGATTCTCCTCCCCGGCCAGGTACTTCTCGAAATCCGCCACGTCCTCGTCGAACGCTATCTCCAACAGGGCGATCTTGATCCTCTCGGGAGTCAGGCCGTGCGTGGGCAGAAGCTCAGCGATAGCCGCCTTGATCGCAGGTTTTCTAAGGTTCTCGGTCGCTATCGAATACGCCGAATCCTCGCTGTAACCTGCAAGACGTGCGGCCTTTGCCCCGTTGAACTTCGCGTCGGTGAGATAGTGGAGCACGAACTGCTGTTGCTTGGTGGTCAGCGACTCGTATGCCGACTTACCGTCCGTGGATTGTGGCGTTTCGTCTTCCATCCCCCGTATTCTGTGCGGTTCTTTTCAGGCAAGTCCACCAAAAACGCTGCAAGAATTCAAATTCCTGCACGGTCTGTGTGACCACTCAGAAAGCCCTTTGACCACCGATAAGCGGCACTCGTCAGTGTGTAGCCGATGCGTTCCGTGCCGAAAGGAACGTTCTGGGTATGAACGGCATACACGGCATTGCGATCACGCAACAGCCGACCAAAGTGGCTCTTGAGTTCTTGGATCGCGTCACGGACCGCCCGGCGCTGCTGTTGGACGGACAGACCTGCCCGCCCCGTAAATCCCCAAATGGGGTTGCTGAAAACGTCGGTAGCGATCTCAGACACTCGCGCACCGACAGGAGCGTTTCCCCCCAGACATGCAAGCACCTCAACAGCCAGCGGAGAGAGCTTCGCCTGCACCGACTTTGACTTCCGTGTCTTCGTTGCCTTGCTCATCGTCGAACTCCCTTTCTTGATTGGGCAATTCCTAATCTCTCCACTGATACCCATGCTCCCGCAACTGCCCCTTGAACCATGCAATGAACTTGCCCATCGGGTTTCGCACATCGGGACGGCCGCGAATGCGCTCAGCTTCCGCGTAGCACCCTTGAGCTGCGGTCACCGGTGGCCCAAGGTGTCCCTCACAGACATGCCCTGCGATGATCTCGAAACTCGTCTGATCGGCGGAGTGTTGCTGGCGGGTCTTGTCCTTCGCCGAGTAGTCAAGGGCGAGCTTGATCCGCTGGATCACCGCCTGCGGGTTGACGCGTTGCCCGCTCGAATTCGAAACCGAATCGGCCTGCCCCCCCTCCTTGGTCGAGACCGAGACTGCCTCCGTCTCTGCCTCGCCGGTTTGTTCGTCGGGAGTCTCCGTGGAGATAACGGGCTTCGGCTTCGGCTCTGCCTCTGGCTCTGGCTTCGGCTTCGGCTTCGGCTTCGGCTTCGGCTTCGGCTTCGGCTCTGGAGACACAACGTCCACAGAACCTTCCGGGTCTGGTTGCTTTGTGGGCGTTGTCCTGGAGGTTTTGTGGGGTTTTCGTGGTCTGCCGGAAGTGCCGCATCGGGCAGGACTTCCGTCATACCAAGTCAGTCCGGCGCGGTCGAGATACTCCCGCCAATTATTGTCGGCGTGGTCCTTCACGTCATGGACTACGAGTCGGTATTTTCTGTGTTTGTCCACGAACCCGCACTTGATAAGCACCGCAATCAGCTCGTCGGCGTCCCAGTTGTAGCCAATCCCCTGGCAGATGACCTCGTTGGGCCACTTGCCGATGTCGCCCTGAATCGCAAACTTCGCGCACCACTGCCAGAGGCTTTCCATGATCCCAATGGCCATGAGCCTCCCGGATATTCCCGATGGTACTCCAAGACTCGGTTGCGAAGCCCGGATGCGGTCGAGTTCCGCCGCGAGCATCAGCATCTTCGGGTGATCTATCGCAGTGCGTTTCATGATGCGAGCTCCTTCTCGTCTGCGCTGAACAGCGTGTCCTGGGGAACCTGAATCTCTACCTCCACGCCCTCCTTGCCCTTCTCGGCGTAGCGCTTGGCGAGCCTGCCGTCCACCACCTGACAATCATCCACCCACATGCCGACGTTGGTCAGAGCGTCGAGCAGCGCCTTGTCG